CCAACGACTGCGACTGCAACAGGGTTCTTCAAAATGAATGAAGGCGATGCATTGACCGCAGGCCCAACAAACTCCATCAATGACGGGAAGTTCGATCTTCGGCAGTCGGGCCGCTTTCATCGTGTCCGAGTGGACATGACGGGCAACCATAAGGAATATGCCTTTGATGGCAAGCCGATCACAGTGGGGATGCGATGAAGCTCATCGAAAATCTGCAACTGCCTTCGAATCCAGATTCTCCCTATGCAACACAGCTGAATTTCGTGCTGTCAAGCAACTTTAGGAACATTGCACAGAAGGTCAACGCCATCGGAGATGGGCGCCTTTCAGGGAGTGATTTCACCGCTGCAACAGTCCCGACGACTGGGACATTCCGGCAGGGCGATTACATAAGAAACAGTGCCCCCGTAGAGGCGGGAACTGCGGGCAGCAAGTATGTGCTGATGGGCTGGATATGCACCGTTGGTGGCACCCCTGGCACGTTGCTTCCGGTTCGGACTCTCACAGGAAATTGAAAACCTAACGCAGTGATGCGCTGGAGAAAACATGGCCGATTACACGAATCCGAATCTCAACCAGACAAATCCCTACTTGGGGCAGCAAAACCCCTACCTGCAGCAGAACATCGACAACACGCTAGGCGACATGACGCGTCAGTACAACCTGACAACTCAGCCGGCCTATAACAGTGCAATGGTCAAGTCTGGATCGTTCGGGAATGCTGGCGTTCAGCAGATGAACGACAACGCCAATCTGACGCAGCAAAAGGCACTCGGCGCCACTGATGCCGCAATGCGGATGCAGGACTACAACAACCAACAACAGTTGTTCATGGGTCAGCAGGCCAACAACAACCAGATGTACCAATGGGATCAGGGCTTCAACCGATCGCTGTACAACGACGCCTATTCGCAGAATATGAACAACCTGACGACTGGCATTGGGCTACTCGGCACGTTGAACGGCTACAACCAGCAGGATCTGACAAATGGCACGAACATTCAGAACACGCCACTGAACTACTGGTCGCAGTTCGCGAACCAAGCGAATGGCATGGGTCAGGGCTATGGGTCTCAGACAAATACGACCGGCTCTACGAGCAACCCCTTCATGAGTGCGATTGGGGGTGCCCAGCTCGGCTCGGCTGCAATGGGCTGGTGGAACAGGAACAATGGTGACAGCTATAACAGCCTTAGTCAGAATGCCCAAAACAATGGCTACGGGAACACGTTCCAACAGAACGGTTCGTCGGCCGACTACTCCTACGGTTGAGCATGAACATCGTCCAGTTCCAAACCGGAGACGCCCATGAAACGCGTTCTCTTGCGATTGAGGATGCAAAAGTTCAGAGCGCGCTCTACGGCGGCGTGAGGAAGCAGCTTTTCGACCTAACGCAAGCGATTGGAGACCTGCCAGATGTAGATTGCCCACTACAGCATGTCTTTGCCCCTGGCGCCTATGCGCGGACGATCTTTATCCCCGCAGGCACTGTGATCGTTGGGAAGATCCACAAGCACCAGCATCTGAACATCCTGTCGCAAGGGCATGTGCTCGTCGTGACTGAAGGGGGCGGCCTCGAAGAACTGCAAGGCCCGCTAACGATGGTTTCGCCGCCCGGCACCAAACGCGCTGTTCGCGCGCTCACCGATGTGGTTTGGACCACGATCCATCTCACCAACGAAACCGATCTTTCGAAGATCGAGGGCGACGTTATTGCCAAAACGTTTGAAGAGTACGAGCAGTTCCGACTGCAGGAAGAAACTATGAAACAGATCGAGGTGAAATCATGACCTGGGTTGGAATTGGTGGCTCAGTGGCCGGCGCTGTTGTTGGCGGCGTGATGAATGGTGGGGGAAGTTCAACGAATGGCGGGGCTGGTACGCAGACCCAGAGTAAAGAGCCGTGGGCCGCTGCACAGCCATGGATCTTGAACAATCTCGTTCAAGGACAAGCGCTACAGAATCAGTATCTGCAAAGCCCGTTTAATCCACAGCAGCAGGCGGCCTATGGTCGCATGGGCAACCAGACGGCCTACATGGGTGCGTTGACGCCGAGCCTTCTGGGTCAACTTAGCAGTCAGCAAGTCGGCTTTGATCGCTCGAATCCGAACTATCGGCCGCCTGCTTTCAACTTCGACGGCAACACGGGCATGGGCAGCGGTGTGCCTGCTGGTGGCAGTTTGCTTCAAAGCGGGAGTCAGCCTCAAAGCGGAGGTCTGCTAGGAATGCTTACGAGCAACAACAACACCGCACAGAATGCAAGCCTCACTCCGGTCAAGCCACCAGCACCGGCGCCAGCCCCCGATTTTGTGCAACAGGGCTATGGCGATCCTTTGATCGAGCAGCAGATGAAGCAGTTCGGCACCTTGGGTGGAAACCAACTCTACATCGATCCCAGCAACTACACCGGCAAATTCGGCACGTTTAAGTACGGTGATGCGATGCCGCAGGCTGGCACGCAGGCCTATAAGGACATGAACGACTACTTTGCCTACGGCGGCGCCGATCCCATGAATCTGTACGGCAAGGCTCCCGCAGGATTGCGGCCGAACCGTGATGGTGGGGGAGGCATCGGCGATACAGGCGCAAACGCTGCCGCCTCGGCTTCTGGCAACGGTGCTTGGTAAGGAATCATCATGCCTGGAATTCTTGATTTCCTCCAATCCCCAGAGGCACAGCTAGGCATTGGTTTGCTTGCTGCTGGCGGTCCCACGACTGATCCGAATCGGACTGGCCTTGGACAGCGCTTGTCTGGCGCTCTGCAAAGCGTCACGGCCAATCAGGCTGCCATGACAGAGGCGCAACTGAAGAAGGCTCAGCTTGCCGACGAGCTACAAAAGACGGCGGTCAATGCTTTCCAGTTGAAGCGCCTTCAAGACTGGCAGGCGATGGTGACCAATGGGGCTATGGGTGGCGTAAGTCCCACGGGCGCGTCTCCTGCGGCTACAGCACAAGCGGGAGGCATCACGCCCCCCCAAGCTGGGGATGCCTCCATTGGGGCGCCTTCTGCTGGCATGCCAGCAGAAGGCGCCCCATCAGCGCAAGCCGGGGCGCAAGGAGGCGGATTCCAATACGCGCTTCCAGGCGTTGGCGATCAGCAGTCACGAGCCATCGCTGCCATCCTCCCGCCTGCTGACTACATGAAAATGTATGCAGATAAGGCGGCTCCGCAGACCGACATTGGCAAGCTGATGGTGCAAGCCGGTATCGATCCGAAATCGCCACTCGGTATGCAGTTGACGCAAACAGCAATGGCGAAGGCCAACTACACCGCGCCTGTGAACGCTCGCCCCGGCAGCATCCTCCGCGATCCGATCACCAACATGCCGATTGCCTTCAATCCGCACATTCCTGATGGTTGGACGCCGCAGTTTGATGCTTCGGGCAACGTCACGGGCATGTCGCAGATTCCGAACTCAGGGCGGGCCATCGCTTCGGTTGAGCAGGCTAAGGGAGAGGGTCAGCAGGCAGCAAAACCGACCGTTGCCTATGACGCAAGCGGGAGGCCGATTTTCAGCACCGGCATGCAGGACTTGAACCGAGCAAATGGCGTGCCGACCCAGAGCGCCCCGCAGGCTCAGAATATGCCGGCACCGATGCGCAACAACAACCCTGGCGCTCTGATGCCGGGGGGCAAACTCGCGCAGTTTGATACGCCCGAGGCTGGTATTGCCGCACTTGACCATAACTTACAGCGGTATGCATCGCAGGGCATCAATACGGTGTCTGGAATCATCAGCAAGTGGGCGCCTCCGAACGAAAACAACACGAACGCCTACATCAACAGCGTTGCTACGTTGATGGGTGTCAAGCCGGACACTCCATTGAACATGTCAAGTCCTGTTGTTCGCCATATGGTCGCGGCAGGGATCATGCGCCAAGAGAACGGCTCAGGGGCATTCGTAGCCTCTGCTGGTGGCCAAGCACCACAACAGGCTCAGAGCCAGCCGCAGGGGCAGCCGCAGGGCTCGCCTACGCCTGTCCCCATGCTTGGGGCAACTGCCAACGCAAATGCCGCACAAGAAGCATCTGCAACCACCATGCATAGCAGCTATGCAAAGCTTCAGTCAGGCAATTCTGCTGCAAACGCTGCCCTTGATGCGCTCGTCAAGATGCAAGGACTTGCCGCAAAGAAGAATGCACTTCTTACTGCTGGGGCACTTGGAACGATGCAGACAGCGGTAAATCCTGATGCTGCTGAGTATGAAAAGCAGCGTGCGAATGTCATATCGCTGTTGGCTGCCCAGAATGGCACGAATGGAACAGATGCAGGTCGGGCACTGACAGGGGAATCTGTTCCTGATTTCGGCAAGCCAAAAAGTGCAATTCAAGACGGTCTAGAAACTCTTAAAAATCAGACCATCGCACAGCAATTGAAAATCAATCTTCTGACGCCTGTTTACCAGTCTGGCGACTCCAAGGCATATACAAATCTGGAGAACCAGTTCGACCAAAATATCTCGCCGTCAATTGTTCCTCTGCTTACGATGCCCCCCGGTCAATCTAGAGCGATGCTGCTTAAGAAGGCTGCTTCAAATCCTTCAACAAAGGCAAAACTCAACTGGGCTGCTGAGAATGGACTTCTGAAATGAGCGCTCTAGACGACATTATTTCGAGAGATTCAGGTGCTGTGTCGTCGGGAGCGGCCATGTCCCCTCTGGATTCCTTGATTGCGCGCGATAGCAGTGCTGCCAGTGATGGTGCTTTGACGCCACCGCAGCCCCAGAAGGGCACTGGCTCGGCACTAATGGATGCGGGCAATGCCTTGGGAACTGGTTTCCAGCAGGGCCTGGTGCGACTGGCGGGCCTGCCTACAGATACGATGGCAAATATTGTCGATCTTGGCAAAGCTGCAGTTGGCGCGCCCTACATGGCGCTCACTGGAAAGGATGTACCTGATTGGCTAGTTCTACAAGACAGAAAGAAGGTGGTTGGATCTAGCGACTATCTGATGGACAAGGCGCGCCAAACATCTGGCGGCAGGCTCATGTTAGATGCTGCAAATCCCGACTATCAGGGCGGCTACATTCAGAATGCTGGTGGGGCATTGACTGGCGTAATTTCTCCAAACTCTACGCGGCAAGCGATCAATCAGGCAATTATCGGTGTAGGGGGCGCAACGGCAGGAAAGCTTGCCTATGACAACACTGGAAGTACGCCGCTCTCTATCGCCGCAGGTATGTCGCCACTGTTGATTCAGCAGTATGGAACTAGTGCGGTGCAGGCGGCTGTTCGTGGCGGGGAAAAAGGGCGCCTACTGATGGAGCAACGCATTCAAGACTTGAAGAATGCAGGGGTCGAAAACCCGACACTCGGGTTGGCTTCTGGAAACAAGGTAATTGGAGGCGTCGAAAATCTTTTGCAGAGTACGCCAGGCGCTGTCAACGTGATCGCCAAGGCCAGAGATGCAGCAGTTGGCGGATTGCAAAACACTGTTCAAAATGCTGCGGATTCCGCATCGTTGAATCGTGGCGCTCTTGAGTCTGGAATGGCCATCCAAAAGGGGCTAAACAAGGACTTTCGTAACCAAACTAAGGCGACGACAGAACAGTTATATGACAAACTCGGTAACGTGATACCAGCGCAGTCGCCTGTGAATGTTGCGGGCACTAAGGCGACAATCGATGCTCTTAACCCTGTAATTGACGGGGCGCCAAACCTCTCTCCACTATTTCAAAACTCACGCATGCTGGGTATTGGTCGCGCAATGGACGCGGATACAGTAGGGACGAAGATTCAGGGCGGAGGTGGCATCATGAATCCGCCAGTGGTAGTGCCTCAGCCTGTTTCTAGTGATGTTTTGCCGTTTCAGGCGGTGAAGAAATTGCGTACTTTGGTCGGTCAAGAAATCTCTGACAACACGATCATGAGCGACGTGCCGCGCAGCAAATGGAATCCACTGTATGGTGCATTGTCAGAGGACATGCGCGGAGCGGCTGCCCAAGTGGGGCCGGATGCGACAGCGGCGTTCAATCGAGCCAATAACTACAACAGTGCAACGATGGGGCGTATGGATCGGGTTGCTCCTTTTGCAGATGCAAAAACGCCAGAACAAGCATTTCGCATGTATGCGAAGTCGGCAGAAGACAACTTATCCACGTTGCAGGCCGTCAAAAAATCGCTCCCCCCAGACGCGCGTGGCGCTGCTGCTGGGACGATCATCGAGAAGCTGGGAAAGGCTACCAATGGTGTTCAAAACGACGTAGGAACGGCATGGAGCCCAGAAACGTTCCTGACCAACTGGAACAAGATGACGCCGGCTACCCGTGCGGAAATGTTCTCTGGCTTCAACAACTCGGCTCAGATCAAGGATGCAGTTGATAGTGTCGCGCGAGTAACCAGCATGATGCGCGACAGTTCAAAGATGTGGGCAAATCCGTCTGGATCAGGTGCAAATCTCGCAGCACGCGGCGTCCTTGGGGCTGTGGCCGGCGGTGGCGCTGCGGCTATGGGCGGCCTTCTGAGTCCTACTGTCCCCCTGGCAGCAGGGGCCGGGTTGCTTGGCACCTACGGGCTTGCAAGAGCCGTCATATCGCCCAAGGTTGTCAATGCGATGGCATCGCGCAACTACATGGACCCTGAACTACTGAAAGCTCAGTTCAATTCCATCGTGGGCGGAGGTCTCTTAGATCAGCGCTAAGAAGAACGCAACAATCGCGACTGCGATAACAACTATTGGCCAAACCAGAGCCAAGGCGGCGACCGAATTCTCGGTGCTTTGATCTCGCTTCATAAGCCTCCTAAAGGGTTGAGAAATCAGCCCATTCACTAACCCCTAACGCTGAGAAGCGCCGGAGTTCAAAAGTGGCACTTTACACCACCCTCGCATCCCTATCGCAAACCGCATCAGCAAATGCTGCTGATGGCACATCAGATCCCCCTTCGACCATCGATAACCAGCTCAACCTGCTGGCGTCGTTCCTTGCCCAAGTACGGGATGGGAATGGCCTGACCACTGGCTTGGGCTATGTCGCTCAGTGCCGCCTTACTAAGAGCGGGGCTAACCTACTGCTGTCTCGATGCAACGGCCTCGGGTTGACCATTAACGGAGTTGCATATGCCATCCCTTCAGCGGGTGTGACGCTTGCGCCAACGTCACTTTCTGTCGGGACTACTTACTACATCTATGCGTACATGAACGCTGGCACGATGACGCTCGAAGCATCGACCACGACGCATGCAACAGATACGACGACTGGGATGGAGATTAAGTCGGGTGACGCAACTCGCTCGCTGGTTGGCATGGCGAGGACAATTACTGGGCCAGCGTGGTCTGACCTCTTTGCACAACGCTTCGTTGCCTCATATTACAACCGTAGGCCCATCGAAATGCGTGCGGTCTTGGCATCGAACCAAGCCGTTTCATCCGCAACGTTCGGAGAAATTTCAACTACGCTGCGACTGGAATTTCTGCAATGGCTAGGCGAATCTGCACCATTCAATTTCCAGGGATCGATGCTTGGAAGTCTTGCCAATTCAATCTATACCAATCAACTCTCTTATGACTCGGCCACGGCTACCAGCGAGTCGTATTCGGATGTACAGGCTTTTGCAGCAAATGCATGGATGAATCCAGCATGCAATTTGATTGCAACAGCAAACTCCGCAGAGGGGTATCACTTGGTCACTCCATTGGCACGACAAAGCGGTGGCGCGACAGCAACCTACATTGGCAGTGGTGGTTCTGGTGGTCGCTGTGTCGTTAACGGCGTTGTTCCGCTGTAAGTCATGGCTGACCCAAACACCGACTTCAACATCGCCAAGCTTGGCGCAGGAATCGCGGGAGCCTTGACTTCTCTGCGATTTGTGAAAGGCACATGGCCTGAAAAGACCATCATGGTTTTAGGCGGCTGCGGCTTTTCCTACTACGCCTCAGAGCTTCTTGCTTCATGGCTTGCAGTTCCCAAGGCCGAGGGTCTCGTCGGCTACCTATGTGGTCTGTTTGGCATGGCGATCATCGCCAAGATCTATGAGGTTATCCAGATGCTCGATGCAAAGCAGATCGGCACGGACATCTGGGCGTGGATCTCGCGGAAGTGGAGGGCGTGATGGAAGCGCTGTTCATTGGAATCCTAGTGGCGCTATCGATCTGGGGGACGCTATCCCATCGGTATGACGACAACCTTCTTCAACGCCTTTCCATGGCTCTCATTGCCATTGGCGGATCGGTGTACCTGTTCAGCCACTGGGACGGAATCGCAGCGTACAACCCTCGGTCACTTGTGACCGCTGGGTGTGCTTTGTTCGGGGTTGGCAGTGCGCTGAAGGCTTGGCGCTATTCAAAGGATCGGAAATGAATGCAAATCGTCAGGCATTTCTAGACATGCTCAGCGTGTCTGAGGGCACGAGCACGAGCCCAGCTACGCAGAACAATGGCTATGACGTGATCGTCACGGGGGTAGATGGCGTCCCTGAGGTTTTCAGTGACTACAGCGATCACCCCTTTGCGCACGGCAGACCATCGAAGATCATCAACAGCCGAGGGCTGACCTCGAATGCTTCGGGCCGCTACCAGTTCATGCTGAAAGACTGGGCGCACTACAGAGCTCAACTCAACCTTCCGGACTTCGGTCCTGACTCGCAGGATCTCTGGGCGATCCAGTTGATTCGAGAGCGTAGCGCACTGCCCTTAATCGACGCGGGCAATTTTGATGACGCCGTGCATCGCTGCAGCAACCTCTGGGCGAGCCTTCCTGGTGCAGGCTATGGGCAGCGTGAGAACAGCATGGGCAAGCTGCGCGCGGTGTACCTGGCCGCTGGTGGGACGCTGGCATGACGCACATCTGCTGCATGTGCGGCTCTGCTGACCATGACACCCAGCACTGCAAATGGAGGTTCGCATGGCGCTGCTCTTGAACTGGCGTGTATGGGTGGCTGTCGCCATCGCCGCAGCCTTGACGTTCGCTGGCTTCTTCCTCTACCGCGCTGGGAAGGCGAACGTCAGGTCTGACTTCGACGCCTATCGCATCGCGCAGACCATCGCCCTCCAGAAAGCCGATGCCACCTACCGCGCCAAGGAGCAGGCGTGGCAAGACTCAGCCAACCAGACTACGAAAGCCAAAGATGAAGCCATCCAGAACATCCATGCTCGCCTTGACGATGCTCTTGGCGAGTTGCGCAAGCGCCCCCAGCGTCCCACCAGTGGCCCAGTGCCCCCGGCCCCCAGCAATTGCCCCAGTGCAACCGGCGCCCGACTTTATGGGGATGATGCAGAGTTTCTTAGCCGGTTCGCTGCCCGAGCTGCAACCGTCGCCGCCGAGCGAGACGCCTGCTACGCCCTTCAAGCCGACTTACAGTCTCGGTAGCTGGCCGAAGCGCTAGATCCGCTTTGAGATGTCATCTACCGACTCGCGATAGTAGGTCTTGAGCAGCAGGTTCAGGTCCTTGTGCCGGCTGATGCGAGCAAGGGTCATCACGTCCATGCGCCTGGCCAGCA